ATTTGACAGTTCTAAGGTAACTCTTTCTGTTGATGCTGGCGGTAGGGTTATTTCTGTTGTTGTCAGAGAAAGAAAAGCTTTCTCTCAGAAATATTCTCAACCACCTACAGTAACTATTACTGATCCTAATGCAAACATTGCTCTTGCAGCAAGGGTTGATGCAGTATTGTTCAGAAATAGTGTTACTACTTATAGTCCTGCGGATGTCAAGTCTTTTGGTTCTGCGTTTGGTAGTCTTGGTGCTAACAAGTTTACTGCTGATATCGAAAGCAACAAAACAGAATATGTAAACCTTACTTCAGTTACTGAATTTACCTTCTCTGGTAAAAAAGGATATAGATTCTTAGAGTGTAATGGTTTTGGTGGAGATGCTACACAACTTCTCAAGCAAGGTGACTATATCCAATTTACTGGAACAGATGGCAAGTCTGTAAGAGCATCTGTTCAATTTGCAACTAAACCAGAAGGCACTATCAAGTCTAGAATTTATCTAAACACTGCTATTCCAGAAGATGTAACTAATGATAGCATTGTCAAGATTTCTCCAAAGATTGATAACTTTGGATCTGGAACACTAATCTATCCAACTGGCAGTGGTCAAGTTGCATCTGTTTCTAGAGGATCCGAAGACTCCAAGATCAAGTATTACTACAGAAGAGACTTCGTAACTACTTCTACTAGTAACTCAAATACAATTACATTTACAGCTCAACTACCATTTGGTACTCAAAGGTTTGTAACTTTCAATGAGTCCAATTTTGTTATGACTGTTCTTGATCCTGGTGACGCTACTACTGTCAAGAAGGGTGATATTGTATACATCACCGCAGACAATGTATCTACAACCAATCAAACTGATCAGGCAAGTGGACTAAATGCTGGTTCTGTAGAAATTAGTTTACCAACTACAGTATTCAACGCAACAAATACTTTCCCCAAACTAAAATTATCTGCTACTCTAGAACTATCTAAAGCACGTCCTAGAATCAAAACAAACGTTCCTAATAAGAGAATCCTTATTAAGTCTGTTGGTGATAGAGTTATTCCTTTCCGTGGAGAAGATTTTGATAGTGAATCCACTTCTCTAACAACATATGCCGATGCATACAAACTGAGGTATGTTTATGAAGGTACATCTGTTGCTGCACCCGAAGTTGACACTGCTGGCAATCTAGTTGGTAATGGTCAAGATATCACAGAAAGATTTACTTTTGATGATGGACAGAGAGATACATTCTATGATGTTTCTAGAATCGTTCTAAAACCAGGATATCCTGCACCAACAGGACAACTTGTTGTTGCATTTGATTACTTTGAACATTCCCAAGGTGATTTCTGTACTGTTGATAGTTACAACCATGAGTCTGGTGTAACTCTAGAAGAGATCCCATCTTTCAACTCTGCTGTTCATGGTATTGTATCTCTTAAGAATGTCCTTGACTTCAGACCAAAAGTTGACAACTCTTCTTACATCACAGGATACGCCAATACATCTTCTAGACAAGGAACTGCTACAAGTTTCACTGGAGAAGGTGGTGTTGTATCTGTAACTCCAGCACCCGATAAGAACCTAGAGTATACATTCAGCTTCAGTCAAACTGAGTTCCTCAGCAGAATTGATGGTATCTTCCTCAATAAGAAAGGTCAGTTTGTCCTCAAAGAGGGTAACTCCTCACAGAACCCAACTCGTCCAGAACCTCTGGATGATGCAATCGCTCTATACTACCTCTATATTCCAGCATTTACTACAACCAGCAAGGATGTAAGAATTACTCCTGTTGATAATCGTAGATATACGATGAAGGATATTGGTAAACTTGAGAAGCGTATTGAGCGTCTTGAGTATTACACTACTCTCAGTATTCTTGAGCAGCAAGCACTAGGAATGCAGATTCGTGATGACATTGGTTTTGATAGATTCAAGACTGGATTTATTGTTGATAACTTTGAGACTCATTTGAGAGGTGATGTTTCTTCTACTGATTATAAGTGTGCTATCGATACACAACAATCTGTATTGAGACCACAGACTCATGAAGATTCTTATGCCCTGAAAGAAACTAATACCAGAGATGATCAGCGTATCATTGCTGGTTACCAGAAAACTGGTAATATTGTAACTCTTCCTTATACAACTCTGCCTCTACTAGGTAATGATTTTGCTACAAAGACAATCAACCCCAATCCTTTCGTAGCACTTCAGTATGTTGGTGAAGGTGCCCTCGAACCAAGTATTGATTCTTGGTATGACGATACTGTAGAACCACTCGTCGTCGATAATAACACACAACTATATTCTATCTTCATTGCAAAGAATGATATTACTGAAGCATATTCCAGCATCTTCAATTCCTTCATTGTTAACTGGATCGGATCGAAGAACAGCTTTGGTGAGATCACATCGTTCGGATCTACCAATTCTGACAGCGCATTCTCCAAAGTTGAGTCTGCTTCCGTTGCAAGTTCCTCTAATGTAAGTCCACAGAACAATGAACTTGGCAAAGGTCTATCTGTAGATAGTAATGAAAAAGGATCTATTGCTACTTCCTTGAAGTTCTTTGCTAGAAGCATTGCAGTCAAGTATGTCGTTAAGAGACTGAAACCCACTACAAGACTATATCCTTTCCTTGAGGGAAGAGATATTACTAGATGGGTAAATCCAGACAGCAAGTTCACTGGTATTGCTGGAAACTCTTTGACTGGATTTAATGGATCGATTACTACAGATGAAAATGGTAACGCTAGTGGTGTTATTTTAATCCCTGGTGGATATGCACCACTAGAGAATGCTACATGGACAGGTGATCCTAAGACTGTAAATTATGATCTAACCTCTGAACAAGTAAGAGTAACAACTGGTGTTAAGACTATCAGGTTTACTTCTAGTGCAACTAACGATGCAAAAGACACTGTAGATACCTATGCAGAAGTCAAGTATTATGCACTTGGTAGACTTCCAGAGAATCCATCTACAATCAACTCTACACTACCTGCCATCTTCAAAGCAAATGAAGGTGTACAGTTGATTGATAGTGTTACTGACGTAGAAACAAAACCAAATCCACTAGCACAAACCTTCAAGGTAGAAAACTTTGATGGTGGTTGTTTTGCGACTGGTGTTGATCTGTACTTCAACAAGAAGTCAACTAATATTCCAATCAGAGTGTATTTGACAAATACTGAGAGTGATAAACCTGGCAAGTATATTATCCCTGGTACAGAAGTATCACTAATTCCAGATACTAGAATTCGTGTATTTTCTAACGGAACTGCAACCATCAAGATCGATGAAACAATCACTGGTTCTAGATCTAACTGCAGTGGTCCTTTATCGAAGGTCTTAGATAAGAATAACAACGAGCTTACCCCAACCTCCACTGGTGAAGTTACCCTCACTAATGAGCAGGTATATACTCTTGTTCTTGGAAACCACAACGGCAAGACATTTGCACAAAATGAAGATCTAATTATTGGATCTCTGACTACTTACAATGCAACCAACAATACTCAACTTGCACTAACAATCGCTAGAGATTCTGGTAAGGTCTCTAACTTGATTGTCAAAGAGACTGGTGGTAACTACGAGACTGCAATTCTATCCTTTGAGAGTCCACAACTTCCTGGTGGTAGTGTTGCAAACGGTAGAGCAAGCATCTCTGATGGTAAGATCTATTTTGCAGAACCAACCCTATTCGGTTCTGAGTATACATCCCCACCATCTATCGTTGTCAGAGGTGTCGGTAACGGCGCTGCAGGTGCTGTTGTAGAAGCATCTATTACTATTGATACCCCCGCAGTTAGAATGGGCGTTGCGGTCGATTCTACGGGTGTTATTGAGTCCACAACACCAACCAAATTTACCTTTGAAAATCCTGTTTATCTACAGAACAATTCCCAGTATGCTCTCGTTATCGAGACAGATTCTACCGAATATGCATTGTGGACATCTAGACTAGGTGAAATTGAAATTGCTACAAGCACACCTGTAACAACACAACCTCTACTTGGATCTGTATTCAGATCTCAGAACGTTGATACATGGACTGAGGATCTATTTGAAGATATTAAGTTTACTCTAAACAGAGCAGAATTTGATATTACAAGAGAAGCAACACTCAAGATTGAAAATGCAGATCTCACTTATGAGTCTCTATCTAATGATCCACTTGAAACTGATGGTGCTTCTGATGCTGGCGCTACTTCTGATCTATTCAGAAATAACAATAAAGTTATTCGAGTCAATCATCCAAACCACGGTTTTGAAGACGGTGGTAAGTCCTTTGTCTTCTTCAGAAATGCAGAAGATACAGGTGGCATCCCTGCAACTCAATTAAACAGCAGACTTTATACTGTAGATAGTGCTGGTGTTGATTTCTACCACATTGCAAGTCCAACTGTTGCTGCTAGCACATTGAAGGGTGGTGGTAATTCCATTCTTGTAGCACACAACAAGAAGTATGAGCGTCTATATCCACAAGTTAACTATCTAACATTCTCTGCAACTAGTGTCAAAACAACTGTCAAGACAACTAATATCATCCCAGTTGATTCCAACACAAATAACTATACTTCATACTCCCAAGTATCTGATGAAAAAACTTTCTTAAATGAAATTCATTACTTTACTAACCAGAAAGTTCTTTGTTCTAAGATCAACCAAACCTCTAATAATCTTGACAAGTCGCTAGAGTATAGCATCAATCTTTCCTCTACCGTTTCTTACCTCTCTCCTGCAATTGACCTATCTTCTGCTTCTGTCAAACTAGCAAGCAACAGAGTTGAGAAGTCTGCAGGTCAAGAAGATCGTTACGGTAGAAGAGATCAAATCCTTGAGTTCAAACCAGTTTCGCAATTCTCTCTAGCAAATATTCCTGCTAATACAACAATTGTTGTTCCTCAAGCAATTGAGGGTGCTGTAAGTAAGGCGAAAGGAACCATTGCAAGAGTAGAAGAGATCAATGGATCTCCTACAGTATGGGTAAGAGTTTCTACTACTAACGGATTCCAAAAGGGCGAGGGTATCATCTTTGGAGATACTGGACTTGCTAGCATTGGTTACGATCCAGCACTGACAGAAACTCAGAATTTGACTCGTGCTAGTGCATCTTCTGATCCTACTAGACAAGTCTTCACTGTAAATGTTGATGGTGCTATTATTGCACGTAATCCTTCTTCTCTGTCAGATACCTTTGATAATAAGATTCAAGGAAAGGTAACTGTCTTTGATGCACAGAACTTGATTGTTACTGTAAGTAATGATAAGAAACCATATGGAACTCTAGGATATACAGAGTCTCTAGCAGATTCTTCTGCTTCTGGAAATGCTAGATCTGGTGCTGGTCCAGAAGACATTTTCCGCGTGGGTGATATTATTTCTTACCCAGATCAACAAGATGCAACAAATGCGTATTGGGAGATTTCTAAAGTATCTTATACCAATGGTATTGAGTACAGACCAGAAATTTCGTTCAACAACAGTTCTTCGGTTGCTAAGTATGTAACTAAAGAAATTGCAATTGGAAATCCTGGTACTAGCATTGATGTGAGACTAACAGCAAACGTTAAGAATATTGACGATGTACAAGTCTTGTTCCGTTATAAGAAGTCTTCCAGTCAGGAGTCTTTTGACAATATCGAGTGGGAATACTTCAATGGAAATGGACTGCCAAATACAGATGAATTCCCAACTAGCGAAAACACTGTCTCTGGAATCGTGGAGAAACAATCTTCCTATCAAGAACTACAGTATAGTGTTTCTAACCTACCTGAGTTTAGTTCTTTTGGTGTCAAGATTGTATTGAGATCTGATGATCCCGTATATGTTCCCAAGATTCAAGACTTGCGTGCAGTAGCGTCGTATTGATTCCGCGTATGGATTATGCAAAAGTCAAAGGGCATGATGGTCTCGTAAGAGACCTAAACACTGGTGCCATCATCATTCAGGACGATTCTGCTATAGCTGCTAGGCGTAAATCCAAGCAGCTAAGTTCCGCGTTGGAAGACATAAATATGTTGAAGAATGAAGTTTCCGAGATAAAAACTTTACTTAGAGAGTTAATCAAAAATGCCAGCAATTAATGTCGCAAGAACTGATACCTTTGAACAGCAAAGGGTCAAGATTAATCAAATCGGTTCGCAAATTTTCAGTGTTACATCTGGTGGCAGTGATCTTTCAACTGGCAACCTAAAACTAGGTGATGGTACAGTTTCTGTACCTAGTCTTGCTTTTGTCAGTGACGCTAGTTTGGGTTTATACAAACCAGCAAATTCCTCTCTTGGTTTTGTTTCAGCATCTAAGAAATTACTTGATCTAGAACTAGACGCGATAACAAGTTATCAAGACTTTGTTGTACAACAAAGAAGACTTATTGCAAATGGTTTTACCACAGTTAACTCTGGATCTAACTACGACGAAGGAACATATACAGACATTCCTGTTATTGGCGGAACGGGACAAAATGCTACGTTTGATATTACCGTTGTAGGTTTTGGTGGATCCGTAACAAACGCTGGTAGCAACTACATTGGTGGTCAATATTTAACAGTTGGTCTACTCGGTGGTAATGGATCTGCTGCTACATGTAACTTTGATGTTGATGCTCTTGATGGCACTATTACAAATCAAGGATCTGCTTATGCTCCTGGCACATATACTGCTGTTCCTCTAACTGGCGGAACGGGCAGTGGAGCAGAAGCTACTGTAACTATTACTGGTACTGCTGCAATTAGTGGTACTATCAATCAAGGTGGTACTGGATATCCAGATAATAACTATCCTTTTGTTCAAGTATTCAACGAACCAACACAAACGTTTGTAGTTACTGCGATTGCCAATCCAAATGCTGGTCAACCTGGCGAACCAAACTACATTTATCAAATTGACGGTAACACCCAACCATTACTGACAATGGTTGTTGGTAACACATATCGTTTTGATATGTCAGACTCCAGTTTGGATCCTTCCAATGGAGCTAATAGTGGTGACAACCACAGAATGACTTATCAGATGGCAGATGGCACTGGTGTTGATCCAGAATTTGAATTCTATATTAAAGGAAATGCAGGTTTTCCAGGAGCATTCCAAGATTTAATTATCAAACCAGGCGCAGCAACTGGAACAAATGTCATCAGATATGATTGTGCCAACCATGAGAATATGGCACCAGCAGGTGGTAACATCACCGTAAATACTGGAACAGCTGGTAACTATGGTTCTCAGGCATTCTTAGAACTTGATGTTTCTGGTGGTGCTGTTACTGCAGCAACATTTGTTGCAGATGGTAATGACTACAAAGCAGGTGATATTCTACAAGTTTCTAATCTTGATCTAGGTGGATCTGGTAGTGGATTTGAATATGAAATTACAGGACTCACGTTTACTGGTGTTGTAGCTACGGTTACTGTAACCGATCAAGGTGTAGATTATGTATTGGGAGATATACTATCCGCTAATGATTCTGACCTTGGTGGTGGTGGAGGTGCTGGATTCCAATATACAGTTTCTACAAATCCAGGTCAAATCAGCAACTTCACAATTACTGACTATGGTTCTGGTTACCAAGTTAATGATGTATTAGGTCTTGCTCAAGGAGTATCTAATATTTCAACATATGTCCCTGGTACAACCAGTGCATTCTCCACGACTCTTACGCAGGGACAAGCACAAATCACTATTTCTGATACTTCTTCTCTAGAAGTTGGAATGCTTGTTTCTACTAGTGCTGGAGATACAGGGCAAGTAGACCAGGCAACTGTTATTCAAAGCATCGATAATGCCACACAGGTCACATTAGATATTGCGCCAACAGTGAGTGGTGCAGCAAACTTAATTTTTACTTCATCTACTTTGCTAGCAGTTACAGTTCCTAGCACAGCGGGAATGAATATTGATGACGTTGTTGAAAAAGTTTCTGGAATTGGTGTTCTTGCAGCAGGAACTACAGTTGCTAACGTAGATAGTGCTACTCAGATCACTATTTCTACACAAGCTGTAAGTCCTGGACCTATTGTCTTAAATGTCTTGCCACCATATGGCAATCCAGCTGATGACTTTGAATATACGATTGATAATCTAGGTACAATTGATAGTTACGCTATTAATAATGAAGGCAACGGATATTCCGTAGACGATCTACTAACTGTTAACGCAACAAACCTTACTCAACCAATCAATCTTCCAGTTACAGTAAAGTTTGTACAAACACTTACAACTATACAAACTATTGCTGACTCTGTTTTATCTGCTGGAGATCAGATTGAAGTTCCAGCTGGAGCAGTCACAAATATTACCATAACATCTTCTCCAGATGTAACACCAACTGTAACTGGACCTCTTGCCGCCAATCTAAACTCAGGAAACACAAGTGTAATTCTTGCCAGCACTGCAGGTATTTCTGCAGGAGATGCTGTTACTGAAGATGGTAGTGGTAACATCGCTGTTAACACAACAGTTCAAAGTGTAGATAGTGGCACAGAAATTACACTATCTGCTGCTCCTCTACAAACAGCATCAGTAAACTTAACGTTTACTTCAAACGAAGCTGCAACATATACAGTTTCTAATTACACTGGTGGTAGTGGAACTGGAGCTACATTTGATGTCGTTAGAAATAGTGCTGGTCAAGTTACTTCAGTTGCTGTTAATGCAGGTGGACTAGGTTACGTTGACACAGACTCAATTACAATTGCTGGCACAGAAGTTGGTGGAGCAAGTCCAGCAAATGACATTACTTTTGATGTTGCTACTGTATCTACATCCACACCAGCGGAAGTATTACAGGTTCAAGCATCTGGTGGAAATATTACCAGCATTCTTGTTGAAGCAGACCAGGGAGCTCCATTCAATGGAGGAGATCAAATTGTAAAAACAGGAACATCTACTCCTGTTTATGATATTGATACTGCTAGTGCTATTACCATCAGATATTATATCGATCCAGATGGAAATGGTCCTCAGTTAACTCCAAATCTTACCCTATATGTTGGTAGCACATATAGATTTGATACAAGTGATGCTTCTAACGGAGCAACACAACTAGCATTCAGTGCTTTCCCAGATGGATCATATGCTCCTAGTTTAGTAGAAAATCTAGCTACTTCTCTAGATGTCAATTCTACAACACTTACACTAACTTCAACTACTGGACTAGTTGCTGGTATGTTGCTGTCTAAGGTAAGTGGCATTGGTGAGTTAAATTCTGACACCAGAATCGTAAGTGTTGATGATGCAACTACGATTACTATTTCCCAGTTGCCAATTACTGCTGGTGCTATTATTGTTAATATTGCTGGAACTCAGTATACAGATGGTGTAACGCAGGGTCAAGATTATCTGGATATTAGTGTTACATCAAATACTCCAACTCTTTACATTTTTGAAGCAAACCAATATCCAGATTCATATGGAACTGATGGCAACGAAGGTTCTATAACCATTGATCCAAACAATCCAAAAACTTTTGGATCTGGATTCCAAGTAAGAGTTGCTCAAATTCAAGAAACAGATATCATCACAAGTGAAGTTTTAGATGGAACATTTACTGCAGTAAAAGTTGTAGCACTTACAGGAGAAATTGATAGTGTAGCATCTACTACCATTACTGCTGATACAGCTGCGGCAACAACTAGTGTTACTACCCCAGCAATTATTTCAACTGCTGGATTATCTCTAACCGCAGCTGCGCCAATCACGACCAGCACAGACTTTACAGTTGGTCAACTTACAATCACACATGCCACAGGCGATTTACTTACTTCGGGTGAACTAGAAACCACAAATAGACTGAATGTAAATAATCAACTGTTCATTACAGGCAATACAATTTCAACAGATGCATCTTCTGATTTAATCTTACAAGCTCCAACAGGAAGATCTACCATTGTTGATGGTTTTGGTGCATTGGTAATTCCATCTGGAACTACAGTGGAAAGACCAGGAGCGGCAACTGATGGATCTATCAGATTCAACACCACAACAAACCAGTATGAGGGTTATAGCAATACAACTTCTTCTTGGTCTTCTCTGGGTGGTGTTAGAGATCTAGATGGAAATACTTATATTCTTGCAGAAGAAACTGTTGGTGCAAATGATAACACCTTATGGTTTATTAATGACGCTGTAAATACGATCAAAGTTACTCCAAACTATTTTGAGTTTGTTAATCTCAAGAAACTAAGATCTCTCAGTGTTACCGCACCAGCATTTGTTGAGTGGACAGCAAATACTCCTGTTTCTGTTGGAGATTATCTCAAGTACAAGAATAACTTGTATGAAGTAACTGTAGCAGGTACTACAGCAACGTCTGGTAATGAACCAACACATACCACTGGCGCTGTTGCTAATGGAACTGCAGAACTAACATGGTCTCAACTAGCTGTTGCTCCAATCACATTTGAAGATATTTCGGAACTTAAGATTGGTCCACAATCAGAACTACCACTTTCTATTAATAATGATCTGAGACTTGCGAACAATGTAATTTCTACAGATATCAATGATCTGATTATTCGTCCTAACGCTGGTAAAAAGATTGTTTGTGATGCACCAAGTTCTCTTGTTATTCCAAATGGTCCTGATGCAGATAGAGGTATTGCAGTCAAAGGATCTATCAGATTCAGTGATACCACAACTCAGTTTGAGGGATATGATGGAACTAACTGGGGATCTCTTGGTGGAGTTAAGGACGTTGACCAGAACACTTACATTATTCCAGAATCTTCCCCTGGTGCAAATGAAAACACATTGTTCTTCTATAACGACAATGTAAAAACTCTAGAAGTAACAACATCTGCGGTAGATTTTTATGGTATTGATACTCTCAGATCAGTAACTACTGATGAATTTGAAATTACTGCATCTCTGTTAACATTTGATGGTGGAACTTCTACTTTTGATAATACTGCGGTAGATACAACGTTCTTACATACAACCAAGCAATATTTTGACCTTGGACTATCTGCTGGTATAACTGTTGATCCTGTACTTAGATTAGATAACCAAGGTGATGTGTTCTTGAACATTGGTTTTGGAACAGGAACTTTAGATCTCGTTAAAGTTTTTGATGGTGACTTAAAAGAGTTTGAACTTGCAGATGTTAAGATCCTTTCAGAAAAAATCACTCTGGTAAAGGGAACTTCGAATAATGGTTCTTCCGAATTATATGCTGTTGCAACAAATGCTGGTTGTAAAACTACTGTTATCGCAGAGAATCCAACTACTGGTGACAAAGAGTTTATCGAGTTTGGTGTTCTCGATGATGGTACAGATGTATTCCATACAGAATATGGAAACATTAGAACTGGTATTCAACTGATTATTCCTACATTTGAAGTGACTGGTTCTGGTATCGCTAGACTAAATATTGAATTAGGAGCTAATATTGGTCCTACTGAATCTGTAAATATCACCGTTGTTTCAAACGTTACTAAGAAATAAAGATGGCAACTACAAAAGAAAAGTTTGATTCTACTGGTGGATTTTCCATCGAGAAAACTGTTATTGTTGATGAACTTAGAAATGCTAAAGATTTCAACACTCTCGAAATAAAAAATCGTTATTATGATGATTCTAAGATCTCAAACTATATTTTGAGAGGACTGAATACTGCTGTTTTGGAACTAGATGGTATTGGAACTCAAATTACCATTGATAATAATACTCTCAATTTTATTACAGGTCACTCTATTGCAGTAAATCCACAGGGTGTAGTTTATTCTGCTAAATTAGAGTCTGTAGTATCTTGTGATGCATCAGGACAAGTAACCATTCTCTCTACAATGAGAACTGTTATCAAGGATGACATCCCTTCGGGTCAAACATGGGGCATTGAACCTCTAGGAGCAACAAATCGTTTTAGTTATACTACATCAAGAGCAGGTACAACCAACAACATTAAATGGGCAGTTGCAACTCAAGTAATTAGTATTGAGTGGGCTTGATGCTAAATATATGTGAGGCAAAGTAGGCGGAGCTGGCAAGCACCATGAGTTTTAATATTAATTCCGATAAAGAGTTTATTAGAGGTAATAACCCACAACTCATCGGTAATAACGAACTTACTATTAGGGGTGGACAAGGAAATCTTGAAAGGGAAATCCTAAGAACCCAAACTGATGCTGCCACGGGTTTGCCCCGTGTTGGTATTAACAGAACTGGTAACAGAGTTAATAATATTGATCTCATTTCTGGTGGTTCTGGTTACACTTCAGAACCTACAGTAACAGTTGATCCACCAGGAACTGCTGGTGGAGTTCAAGCTCTTGCTTCTGCTTTTATCTTCAATGGTCAAGTTGTCAGTATTGCTGTTAACAACCCTGGAAGTGGATACACCAGTGCTCCCAGTGTAACATTCACTGGTGGTAACGGTGCTGGTGCAGATGCTACAGCGGTTCTTGATACTGTTGACTTCGAACTTGATATTAACGGTGCAATTAGAACCTCCACCTCTATCATTTCAGATACTGCGAGAGTTCTAAACCTTGATATTGATAACTTCGTTACTCCTGATCTAGTCTTAAGAGGTCCAAACCTTAAGACATATCAGAATGCTACAGGAACTCTGTGGCCAACACAAGCAAAAATTTTCCAAGAAAACGAGTTTGTATACTTTGGATCAAACGTTTATCAAGCGTTAAATGAAGGTGAAGCAACCGCTACCGCTCCAACTCATACAGATGGTATTGTACAAAACGGTCAAGTAAACTTTAAGCATATTGGTTTACGTGTTGATGACTCTTCCGCATTTGGATATGGTACAACTGGTGAGGCAGGTGTATACCCACGTTCTATTACACCATTACTAGGTGATAGATCTGATAAGATTGCTACTACAGAATACGTCCTTAACCTAGCAACAAATGACGTTGGTGGTCGTATCTATGTTTCCGAGCAGATTGGTGATGACCTTAACGACGGTCGATCTGCTGTAAACCCTGTCCGTACAATCAAGAAAGCGGCACAGTTAGCATGGTCTACTCCTGGCGTCAAAGAAACTCTAATTGTCTCTGGTGGTGACTATCTAGAAGATAACCCAATTT